CTTCAAAATATCGCCTAATAACTGCTCACCATTTTGATTAGCGACATTCATTTTTTTGACACTACCTTCAGTCTCTAAAACAGATTCAGATGCGCCATTATTACTATATGTAGAGTATTGTCCCATAATTTCACTGATAAAACATAATGCAAACTTTAGTTGCATTCTCTGAAATAATACCAATTGTAGTTGCGCCATCCAAATACCGAGTGGATGGGTTTAACTCTGAGCCAGTTCCATCAGTTATATCCCCAATTGGTACTTTTGCTGTTCCTCCAACATAAACCCAAATATCAGAATTTGCACAAAATAAAGCAAATCTTGCATCAGTTGGAACCGTGATACTTTTATGTTCATTTGCTGCCAGCACATAATTGTTAACGTATCCCTGTTTGATGGCACTATTTGCTTCAGGAACAGTTGGCACATCTTCAGTACCACTAGTTGATAGATTCCTATGACTAATAAAGTTATCCATTAGTTTTCTCTATGCCAAATACCTACCAAGGGTTTACTTTTTTATAATTCTTGAGCTGGTTTTTGGTTTAAGTATCGGTTGCTTGTCTGCCACAGTAGGAATTACTGCCGGTTTTGCCTTTGGTACAACAGGTATTTCGGGCTTTGCAGCAGGGTTCTCATACATGAAACCACCACCCGCAATGTATTCCTTTACATCAATAGGGTGCACCACATCTACGGCTTTTCCAGTAGCTTTGTTATATATAATTGTCATCAGTTTTACCTCCGAGAACTCAAGTTTACCACTTTTCGTGGCTTTTCTGATTGTAAACTCCAATCTTCTTTATTAATACCGATTGCCGCAAGCACTTTTGCTGCATCTGAACGCATACCATCATTAAACTCAGCCGGAACTTTACCTAATGTTTCATTGAGTTTATCTAATGCTTGGCAGCCTTGTTGGAACATACCCATAGATAAATGAAATAAACAGTATGCCATCGCTTCCGGTGTATTTGCATAAGTAAATCTATTCCCACCAGCAATCGGATTTTGTTGGTATTCTTCATATGCCTTTAAAAATCCTTTTGCTCCCTGTGCCATTAAATTCATATCCTGAACCCAAACACCATATTCAGTCATATTCATTAATAGATCAAGATCTTTTGGATATTCTTTTAAACCCGCAAGTAACCACTTCTGGGCATTTTTCTTATCCAACAACTTACGATAAATAAAAGTTGCTGTGCAATAAATAGAACCGTTAAACTTAACTCCAGTTCGTTTGGATGCTTCTGCATATCTTTCAACATACTCGGCTGCTTTATCATAATCACCATGAACTGTACGTGATTGAATGAAATAAAACATAGCCACTACATCATCTGGATCTTTCTCCAAACGTTTAAGTAACAATCCATCCGTCCGAACACGTTTCATATCCTGCTGTTCAGGAGTTAAATCATAACCATAATGTTTAAGGTGAACTAAAGGACAGAAAACAGCTTCTGCTTTGCCAGAAATAATTTTTGGTGTGTTGTGTACGATGCCTTTATATTGAACAGACCCTTTACGAAAGAATCGTACAGAATTGAATTGCATTGCCTGCATAGTCTGCTGGATGTCATGTAATGTAATTGCAACCGACATACAATCAGGCGGTAATTTCCCAAGCCAATCTTTTAAAGCAGATGCAGATGAAAGGCTGTCTAATACCAGCTCCTCATCTGCATCAAAGATCAGTAACCAATCACTAGATGCATACCCAATAGATTGATTCCTGTGCTTGGAAAAATCATTTTCCCATAGATGGTGATACACCTTTGCCCCAAACGACTCCGCAATAGCCACACTACTATCATTTGAGCCTGTATCAACAACTATTAACTCATCCGCTACCCCAGTTAATGACGATAAAGAACGCTTTAAATTATGCTCTTCATTCTTTACCATCATACAGACGGATAGCGTGACGTTTTGCCCCGAATTTTCCATCACGCTCCTCCATCTTTATCCTGAAATATTACTCAAATACCCTTCGTACTGTATACCCTTCCTGGTAAGGTGGAACTCATCAATACACGCCATCGTTGAATAATGACGCACATAGCGATATACCGTTCCATCAAGATCATTAGACCAAGGAAGAATATACCGCCCTGTGGTCAAATCAGATCCACCAGAAATCTGCGTGGAATCGCCAATCTCCACAATTTGGAGATCGTTGATAGTACTAAACGCAGCTTGCTTACCACCCTGCAATCGCAATGTTATTTTTGAACCAGCAACCATTGTCGGTGCAGCGTAAATATTATAAACTACATCACCACGAGTACGGCCACCGCCCGTATCGTAATATTTATCTGTCCCAACGGGATCTTCCCCCACCATACTTGTTGCGACAGTGCCTTTAGCCTTCAGTATCAGAAGATCATCAACAATCTTTCCTCTGGCACTTCTCATAAACTCCATATAAGCCATTTATACACCTCACTATATCAAAGGTTTATCCTGAAATATTACTCATGTATGCCTCATACTGCCAACCAGTACCACTTGACGCCATCGTTACATAATGACGCAGATAACGGTAAACAGTACCATCCAAATCATTGGTAAATGGAAGAATATACCGCCCTGTGGCCAGATCAGATCCACCAGAAATCTGGGTGGAATCGCCAATCTCTACAATCTGAAGGTCATTGATGGTACTAAACGCAGCCTGCTTACCACCTTGTAATCTCAGGGTTATTTTGGTACCGCCAGAAACGTAAGAAGCACCATATATATTATACACCATATCACCACGAGTACGACCACCACCTGTATCGTAGTATTTATCTGTCCCAACCGGATCTTCTCCTACCATGCTAGTTGCGACAGTACCTTTGGCTTTTAGCACCAGAAGATCATCATAAATCTTTCCTCTGGCGCTCCTTAAAAATTCCATATAAGCCATTTGCCCACCTCGCTATATCAAAAGTTATTATCAAAAAGCCAAAGGTCACTTACGCTGTTATAGCGGCATCAGTAATACTATAAAGTCTGGCTGCGGCTCTCGCACGTAAAATTGCAAGGGTGATGTACCATTCGATACGAGTCCTGTAAACAGGCTTGGTATCAATTTCACCCATATCCCTAACATCCATATCGCCATTCTGCAATCCAACAACACCATTCTCAGCAAAAGACAAACAGTAAATGGATGTAGAAGCAGCAGTCGTTCCATCAAGACCAAGCTCCGTAAAAGGCATCACATCGTTATACTCATTATCCTTATCAGCAACGAGAATCGGCAGGTCATTATACCTGGTAACTCTTCGCCCGAATGCATCCAGCTCATAAGTAATATACCCACCAACGGTATTCAACCTTGCGGCAGCAGACAAACGCCTACGCATGGTTTTATTCATAAGCAAATGGGTAGGTTCATCAACCTCATCAATCAGCTTATCCAAATAGGTCAATTCGAGATTATCACCACCAGCAGTAGTTCCGGCAGCAAGCTTTTGATTACCAATACAACGTGCCTGCAGTCCATCAAACTCTTTGGGGGTGGATTCAACATCACCCTTAACTATAGTTTTGGACATAGCAAGGCTCAATGCCTTGATCTTCATCGATTCCTGTGTACCACGCTGATCAGCGTTCCCTGTTTTGATAAGGAAAACATCGACATCAAGATCCCCGCCAGCAACGGCCAGAGATTCAGTCACCCTATCCACAGTTCCAGATCCTTCACTATATGCTTCATTCAACGCACGAAAGCCAGCAGCTGGAAGGGTCTGCTCACGATTAAAGTTCATCGAATTACCAGAGATGTTCTCAAAAGGCAAATACTGCATAATATCTGAACCCTTTGCATACAGTTCCATTACAGTAGCCTTGAGAGTTTCATCCCGCCCAAGTGCGAGTTTTGCAGATTCAATCAATGATAAAGCCATTTCTAATACCTCCAAAAAATAATAAAATTAATATCACTATCGCTAAAAGCTCTTCCGAGCGTATCTCTCAAGCTACCGCACTTTTTCCAAAACTGCGTTAGCGCCGTAACGCATTCAACCGTTCTGCTGGTCCCATAGCTGCCAAAGCACGAAGCTTGGCTTTCTTAGAACCACCGACATCTTTATTACCACCTGCACCGGAACCACCAGAATGGGATCTCAGAATACTATCCTTTTGAGGATACCCATTAATAATGAGTTCAATCGCTTCCTCTGGAGATGCATATTCCCCCGGACTAGCTTTACTGAAAATCTTTTCTCCTGCTCTATCAAGGGCAAATACCTGTACGTTTGCACCATCTTCTTCCACCTGAAAAAACCTTCCAAAACTATCATACGCAATATCAGATGTAAGTACAGTTTGGTCCTTAATAAATTCACTTCTATCAAAAGCACCACGTATCAACAAATTTCTAATAACTTGGTCCTTCTGTGTTAAAGAGTTTTGAAAACCAGAAATTTTCTGCTCATTCACAATGTCAATATCTTTAATTTTTGATTTGTAGGATTCCGCAACACCAGCCTTGACCCGCTCGATTTCGATATTTTTGTCTTTATCCAAATCATCAAGATTAGAAACTACACTAACAGCTTTTTTTGCCTTCTCTGGATCAAGATCACCAAAAGCTTGCAATCGTTTAAGAAGCTCTACGGGATCTTCTTCACCAAAGGGTTCTAGTTTGGTTTGTAACACCTGTCGTTCCTCACGATACTTTTTGGCTTCTGCCTGTAGCGCAGGAATTTTTGAATACAAATGAATTGCATCCAATCCAAATTCTTTTTCATCTTCGTTCTCATCATCAAAAACGATTGGGTTACTATTAGCGTCTACTGCTATACCAGAACCACCATCCAAATACTTATAAGCTAATGCCATCACGAAACTCCTCTGCCTTTCCAGGCTATTAAAAACTTAATACCATCCAACATATATTCCAATATGTGTTGGCGCTATTTACCAAAAACAAAAAATTGATTGACTACCTCCTTCCGCATGATCAGAAAAAACTATTGACAATTGATGTGCTAACATATTATGGTATTGTACACTAGGTAACCATACATTTATGGAAATGTCAAGTACTTTCTTGGCTAATGAAAGAAACTCATAACAAAACTATTTATGAGGTGTATTAAAATGCCCCAAATGCCAAAGGAGTTAAAAGGTATAATAGCACCACAAAGAGTGGATACAAAGAAAAAACGCCCAAAGCTCACAGAATCAAGTAGGAAGAAATTTAAAAAAGAATTCTTGGAAGTATATAAAGAAGATGGCATAACTTTAAGTGCTGCCTCTGAAAAAGTGGGATTTTCACGCCAAGTATTATATAGCTGGTCAAACGCAGATCCAGATTTCGCTGTTGAATTCGAAAAACTTAAATTTCTAAAAAAGAACAAATCCAAAAAAGCATGGGAGAAAATACATAAACATGATGAGGAATATAAAAAGAAATTCCTTGAACTATATGCTGATGACTCCAACAATATTGACTCCGCACTAAAAAAGATATCCCCAAAACTCAAAGCTAGTGCTCTAGGATATTGGGTAAAAACAGATTTCGAATTCAAAAAGGCATATAAAGCATTACAGCAAAAAACAAGACCTGGGATAGTAAGAAGAAATGAAATATGCACAGCGGTCACTTCGGCCAAAGTGAAAGAGAAACAAAATAAATTCCTACAAATATTTACTGAAAACAATTTTAATGTTACAACTGCCTGCAAAATTATTGGTATGCAAAGAATTACTCTTTCTAATTGGTGTAAGCAAGATCCTGATTTCAGAAGCGCACTAGAAGTGGCACAAGACGAAAAAGAAGACTGGGTAGAAGATAAGTTGTTTAAATTGGTGGAAGATGGTAATATGGTTGCCACAATATTTTTATCCAAAATAATGTTACAGAAACGCAACCTTGGGAGAAGACACGCTTATATAGAACAACCACAAAAAATAGAAGGTCATATTGCACATACACATAAATTCGACCAAGACCAATTGGACGCTATGGTTCGTGGTAAACAATTGGACAGAAGTAAATATGCGGGGATGTTGAAAATAGATGACCCCACTATTATTGATGCTGAGTATATAAATGCCAATGAATAATACAACAGAAGAATTGACACCACAGCAGATAGGAAGCTCAAGTCTACTCAGTTATGTGGGCTTGCAATATCCAAAATATATTGCGGAACCCGCACATGAATTAATGGCTACAGCCTTGGAAGCTATAGAAGCAGGTACTATACGTAGATTACTAATAAACATTCCTCCGCAGCACGGGAAAACCATGCTTGCTTCTGAATTTTTCCCTCCTTGGGTTATTGGCAGACATCCAGATTGGAAAATAATAGCCGCCACATTTAATCAAACTAGGGCCAACGAAGTGGGTGGTGTAGTCAGAAATAACCTCACCAATATAGTCCATCAAGCAGTATTTCCCAATTGTGGTATTTCACAAGATACAAAATCA